TTTTTTATTATTAGTGAATAATTGTCCTTCATTACTCATAACCTTTTTGAGTAGTTTAGGACCATCACCTTTACGAATTTGATCTTCATACATAGTTAATAATGTTTTGAATGTTTCAAGAGGCATACGAGTATAGGTTGTCTTATTACGATTATCAACTATCGCTACATATCCATCAGGGAGATTTGATGTTAATTCTTTCCTTGCGAAACGAGTGCCTTTTGTTAAGTCTTGTGTTGCTATCGCTGGTCTATCTACAATTAATCTTAATTGCTTTGCAGCTTCTTGAACTTGTCTCTTTGTTGGAATATCCATTATAATATTACAAATATAAAATCTAACCGTTAAAAAAAAGATATCTTTTTACCGTGGGTTGCTGACGCTTATGCGTTGAATACAGAGAACATACCATTAGATAGTCGTGCTAATCGCATATATTCACAGTATGACCGTGCTGTGTAAGTTCCAGCAGGCATATCTTCAGCTGCCCCTTGATCAGGAGCACGACCCATAGTTAAGTGTAATTCAATACCACGAATGCCTACACGACCATTTGTTAGACGAGTAGCAAGCATAAATGAATTACCTGAGAGTTCTGTGAATGCGTGTCCTTCAAAAGATCTTAGACCAGCAAGACCACCTTGCTCACGAGAATACATCTCACGAGTGACAAACGGAACACCTTCACTTTGAGTAAAGTGGGTGAATAACTCTGCTGGATTAGTCTTTGATGTAGGGAACTCAAATCTATCATTATATCTTAGATTATAAACAACACGACCTGGTTTTTCATCAGTTGCAGCACGGTCAGGGAATACACTATTGTATTTACCTAAGATACCTACCTGAGTGCGAGCATCATTAGATACAAGTGTTAATACACGAGATACACTACGACTCGCCATACCTAAGTTTCTTACGACCCCTTCACGAAGCTGAGCAACTGTTAGAGTTGATTTAGTTAATCTGTAATCAGGGAACGCAAATTCAATAGTAGGGTTCGCATCAGCATATCGCACCATAGCATCACTATCCGTATAGAAAATGTAATCAGCACAGAACTTTACTTCCGTCTTATCAAGTAAGAACTGCTGATTATCTGCCGCTCCTCCTGGAAGACATACACGATTACCTAATGTAGGCGACCATGTTAGTTCAATCTGTAATGGTTGATCTATCATATATAGCGGAAGACTATGGGTCTTCAAGAATGGAAAGAGATCCGATAAATCAATTTGATAAGTAGGTGATTCCAGTGGAGCACCTCCCTGCATAACAGAAAAAGTAGGAAGCAGGCAAGCAGTCCCTTCACCCTGAGCAGAATTATCATATTCTAATCCTGTATCAAGACCATATCCACCCTCAGCAAGAGGATACGAATTTACTGTTTCAGGACCAGCAATAGTCTTACGATATAAATGCTCTACATTCATAATACGACCTGTTGTATATAACTCACGCTCTAAGTTTGTTTCACCATCTATTAGAGCAGACTTCAGGATATGAAGCGATGACCAATCACTAATTTCATTAAGAGTTTGATTACCTACTTTTAGAGCAGCACGCTGAATGACTGAACCTACCCCAATATTAGGAGGAAAGTATGCTCTTGCCTGTGCAGCTGGTGGGGTGAGAGATACAAATAACTTAGATTGACTATGCAAAAATCCTTTCCTTTCTAATTCAAATCTGCAGAAACCTGCTCCCGTAGTAGAAGCATCTTGATTGACTACTGGTTCAAGTAGCGAGGTCTCCACCATAGAAGCATAATTCACTGGGATTTGCGATAGTTTGATGAGATCTGGAACTGCTGACATATTTATAGTATGAACTATATATAAATCATAACTTATAAAAAACTAAAAAATATATGTATAAATATTAACGAAGTGTTGCTGTGCTTAATTTAAATCACTATCTTCATCTGTATCATAATCACTATCAGGTTCATACTCACTATCACTCTCTATTTCTACTTGATACTCAGGATGAGTTTGAAAGAACTTATTAATAAGATAGGATATATCTAAATCAGGGAGAATTGTCATTTATACTATTATCAATGTTTTTATTCTTAAAATGATTTTTACACTTTTTACTATTCATATGCCTTGCCCTATGACTCATACTATATCCACCTCCACATTCACACTGATGATATACACTATCATATTCTTTCTTCTTCTCTAATAAATCATCTTTATTTGTATCATAATACTTTTTCTTATTCTCAGCAACTTGTTCCTTTGATGTATATGCTCTTGATTTATTACAACATTCCATATTATCCATATGATATTGTTCTCTTTGTCTTAGTTCAATGAAACTATTACATGGGAAATTCTCTATCAATTGTATCTCATAATTATTGTTTAAGATTAATGGTTTTGAAGCACAATTGACTACTGGGTTCATACTATCCCTTTCGTGACCATTCAATCTCTTCTTTAACCTTTGTATAGTAGATCCTACATAAGGTTTATTTTCCCCTGTATGATCTATGATTTGATATATTTTACCTTCATTAAACTTGTTTATCTCCATTATACAATAAAAAGATATCTTTTTTTTGACTTTTAAACGCAAAAACTTAAGAAATAACTTGAACCGAGTTGCCATCCCAAGTGAGGACAGATTTTGCTTTGAAGAACATAAAAACGCTATGTGGGTTATCAGTAGTTAATCCACTTTCAAGGGATAGACCCCATTGCTCCTGTGAAAAATCTTGTCCTTTATTATACTGACTGTAACGCATTCCTATACCGAACATGGGACCTCCGAATGCTTGTTCTTTGTATGAAACTCCACTCTTTGCAGCAGTCATAGTATAATCTCTGTTAAGATTTTGAACTTGAATACTCGTTCTATCCATAGCATATTCAGGAATTACAGCGTCAATGAATTGTTTTGCTAATTGTGAATCACTTGTATTGAATTCAGCAATAACACTATCAGTATTAAGAGGATAAGTAGATGATGTATTAGACAACATATCAAAATCTACTGGATATTTAGCACCTCCCTTCAAGAACTGAACACGAGTAAATCCTACAAGTGTATTATCATCTTGACTGGGATACACTGTCGCAAGTCCATTCTCTAACAAAGTATTAATATTACTTGATGGAGTAAATGTGCAAAAGACACTTTGTAGATGTCTTAGTCCTAATCTGTATTGAAGTTGAGCATTTGAAGTATTAATAGATGTGTATAGAGATGTGATTGTATTGAATTCTAATGCTCCCGATGTTTGAGACATCATTGCTGGAAGTTCAGATGCTGGAATATCCATAACTTCACATGTAAGTGATAGATTTTTAAGTTGATAGTGAGCATCTGCTACTGTCCCACCTGCAAGGTTAAGGTCATCACCACGAGCAAATAAACAATTACTATCAGGCGACAAATGTATCTCAATTTGAATACCACCAAAAGAGTTCTCTAATAGATTAATTTGATTACCACTCATCATAAATCCTGATGGAAGATGGCAAGAGAAATTCTTGAAGTATGATGGATCACCCTGAGCACCTCCCGAACATACTACATGGTCAAACATCTCCTGAGCATCAGGTTGAATTAGGCACGCTTCATTGAGATGTCCCATAAGGTCCTGCTTTGAACTGGTTAATCCTAAGTAGGTTTTTAAGTATGCATTATAATGTCTTATGTGTTCGCATATTTGTTTTGATTTATTATGACGAATAATCAATTGATCCCAAAGACCAAATACACCTAAACGATTATCCATAGTAACCTCAGCAAAGTTATTTGCAGCATCATCTTCATATACAGGAGTAGGAGGACTGGCATTATCCTTAAATACACACATCTCACCATTGATACGAATGGAACGAGGATCAAGGATACCTGCCTGTGATTGAATAGTAAAGGTTAAGACGGGAAAGCCCGACTTGAAGGAGATAGTCGCATCAGGGTTGATATTGTCGGGACGGAGAGATAGATAGCGAGAGGTCATTTTATAATATGACATATATAAAAGAGATTAAGTTAAAATAATAAAAGTTTTTTAAGATTTCCCTATGGGTTGATTGATAAATCAATACATACATTTACATAACTACGGTGGTTGCTCCATTCTTAATCATTACACGGCGGAGGTGGAATACAAAAGTAGAGAACATCTTATTCTTTGTAGGAGCAGTAGCCTCTGAGTAATTGAGTTGAACCGATAAATCACGGTTTCTTAGATCCATTACTCCTGAATTAACAGCAAATCCACGACCAAGTGCGAAACTCTCCATATACTTATTAAATGAATGTGGAGGAATACCAGCATTCGCAAGTAGTTTCTCTAATTCATATATATGGAACGCATCAATACTCTTACGAGTAGAAATCTTACGAGTAGAGACTGGGCGAGATGGAACAAGTTTCCCATCAATCTGGAACTGATACTCAGATAAGAAGTCACAACATCCAGATATTCCTGGACGAGCAGAATTTAAGACTGTATCCTCAGCATCTTGTGTCACTTCATAAGTTCCTGTGGAAGATACTAAGTCGTGGTCACTATATACAGAAGCATCTGTAGGAAGGATTAAACAAGACTTCGCCTTTGTATTTGCAGCATGGATAAGGAAAGAAGTTTGCCTATCAGAAGCCAGCATAGAATTTTTGTAGTTAGTATAGGAGAAGATATCAAATTCAATAGAACCACCTTCCCTTGCTTTTTGTAGCATACCCGACTTATATGCTGGGTCCATAATAATCTTTTGAACAACAAGGTTCAAGTTCTTAACATTGTATTTGACTGGATAGGAAGCGGATTCACTTACAAATGTAGAGAATACAGCAGATACATCACGAGTGACATCAGCACCACGACCACCAGCATTAGCTCCTTGTAGAGCATCTGCAGCAAATTCTAAGAATACACGATTACCTTGTGCAGCATCAACCGTGATAGAAGCAATAGTCGGTGAAGTATAACCAGTAGCAGGACTATCTGTAATATTTGCGTCGTTCGCCGCTGCGTCGCCACTATCTACAAAGTTAATAGTCTCACCTACAACAAAAGGACAATGTGCTACATCTTCTACTCCATTAATTTTCGCTAACCATACCCCATTCACAGCATCAGCAGTCGCCTGTGTCCAAGGACTAATCACAGTATTATCAGCTGCTTTTCGAGCCCCCCAAAAGCGAGGATTGAGAGTTCTGCGTCTGTCTCTAACAACACTATCTACTTGACGAACAATACGAGGAGCAGGCATCAAATCAATCTCTACATATAATCCTGTTAGCATATTAGGGAAGATTTGACCTGTAAATACTCCTGAATGAATAGGGACACAACAGTGAGCAGAAGACTTCTGAACATTGTAATCATATTCAGCATTTTGATCTCCTACAATCTTCTTAAACCAAGGATTAGTTGAGATATTCGCCATATCAGATTTAGTAGAACCACGAGTTCCAGAGTTTTCTGCTGTATGCTGACCACCTGCTTCTAATAGTGCTCGTGATTGTTTCTTACTGACATCTTTATCATAATCGTGACGCATAGCGACTATCTGATTGTATTCATTCAGTTCTTCGATTAGATTTCCCCTACTTTCATCATAGATCCTAATATTTTGAACCATCATACCTGCACCTGCTGGGTCAAGCATAAGTCTTGTTTGTTCCCTTAAAGTAGGAGCAATGATATCAGCATCAAATTCTAAATAACTATCTTTACCACTCATAAACTCTACACTCTCCTTAGGAATTTCAAATCCCACTTTACGAGCAACTGCTCCAATTTCAAAGTTAAGTCCATTTTCACATGGGATAGAGACTTGCTCTTCCCCTATTTGAACTACATTCTCCGTGCTCCAATATTGTGACATTTTATACTTATGAATAATATATTAATCATATGATTAAAATAAAAAAAAAAGTTGTAGTAGTATATATGGTTAAAGTTAATCCTGAAGAGTTAGAAATATGGTCTGATGAATGTGAAAGATTATTAGCAGAATGGTCTGAGAAATCATCTTGTTATAGATGGCTTCATGCAAAGAGTGAAAAGAAATATAGAAAACGATATTATTCATTTAGTATTCCTGTCATTATATTATCTACATTAACAGGAGTAGCGAATGCTGGTCTTACTTCATATGTTCCTGAGGACGCACAAAAGATAGGTCAAGCAATCATAGGTGGTTTTAATATCTTTGCTGGGATATTAGGAACACTTCAAAACTTTTTAAAAGTAGCAGAAACTATGGAAAGTCATAGATCTTGTGGAGTATCGTGGTCTAAATTAGGCAGAAGTATCAGCATTGAATTAGCATTAGATCCTAAAAGGCGACAAAATGCTCACGACTTCTTAAAAATTACAAGAGCAGAATATGATAGATTGATAGAACAATCCCCTACTATTGATGATGATATTATCACAACATTCAAAAAGAAATTTAAAAAATATAAAGTAGCGAAACCACCTATCTGTAATGGATTAGATAGATGCAGTATATTCGGCAAAGAACCAATAGATATTGTATTGCCTCCTACAGATAGTGAAGTATCTTCACCAGTAAAGAAATCTATAAAGGATATGGACTTACAATATGTAGAAGAACCACTTAGTCCTTAGTTTCATATTGTTTCATAGCATCTTTAAGATATTCATTCTGTGCTATTTGAATATTTAATTGTGATAGTGCCTTATCTCTTTCTGCCATCACCTGATTAAGTTTTTTGATATATGAATCTTCTACCTCTTCAGCATCTCTTTTGAGTGATTTTTTTTGATCTCTCATCATCTCTATATGTTCTTCTTCTTTCATATATCCTTTACCTTCTTCAAGTTCTTCTAATTGTCTTTCAAGATCATCATTCTCTTCCTGTCTCCTTGCTACAATCCTCCTATGTTTAGCAAGTGATATCTTTTTGTGTTTATAATCTTGTTCTGTTTCACAACTTTCATTAAGATATTTTTTAAACCATTCATTAGTCTCATCATAAACTGAGTGACTATTGTATAATGCCATGAATAACTCATAACAACCGATTAACTTGTTTTGTTTCCATGTATGAACAAACTTTTGTTTAGTTTGTTTCTTAGCGTTTCCCTTCAAATGTAAATGAACATTATTCACATATTCAAATATGTCTGCCTTCTCCTCTTTTGTTATAGTATTAACGGACTGCTCCATAAATAGTATTTATAAAGATACTTTTAAGTATGTTTATAGATACTCATCAAGAGGTTTTAAAAGTAAGTATATATATACTACCTTTGTATTTTACCCAACACTTTGCATAGGGTTTGATATTTCCACAGAGGTTTTGTGCATATTCAATCATCAGTATGTATATTATTACTTTCACAACCATTTAGAATATTATTTGTAAGTCATATTATTTGTAAGTCAATTAAAAAGATATCATTTTATTTACGCTTAGATTTAGACTTACGCTTTCGTAGAGTAGAAGTGCCTTTGACTTCAAATACATCGGTTTGTTTGAATTTATAAGATGTCTTTTCAGGGATAATAACTTCTTGAAAGGCAGAGTATCGTGGGGCAGTAGGATCCATCGGTTTTGCTTTAACAATCTTAACCTTTTCGTGTTTCATAGGTTTTTTAGGAATATGTAACTGATGAGGCATTTTATATTATTATTTAACATTTTATTTCTTTTTATAATATAGTAGTATAAATGTCATTCATAGTCTGTAGCAATCAAGCAACTGAGGAAGATATAGTGGGAACTGAAAATAGTATCTTTAAACCATACAACTTTCGTAATGCTCTATCATCTACTGTGAAAATCCCTAAGAATGGTCAAATTGCTCTACAATCAGCTAAGATTAATCTTGATGGAAGTATTATATTAGGAGCAGGTGATAAGTTCTTTTATTTGTATCTCGGTCAAGGAATTAAAGGTCCTGATACACAGTTTAATCGTTTAGACAGCATACAAGAAAGCACAGCATATCCTATCAAAGTAAAGATGTATAATTATAACGCAGGTCAAATTAAAGTCAATTCTGTTGAATTAGGACAAGAGATTGAAAAATCATTAAATCGTTATGTATATAATCCTCAGTATTATGGCAGAGTTGAAGTTGTCCAGAAACTTACGAATAATGTATTTGAAGGATATGAAGTCAAATTCAAAGGTGAATTATCTGCTAATGTAGGTAATGTTCTTAATAATGCTTTGCCTGAGGGTGATACTGCAGTAGATGGTCTCCGTGATACTGTGAGGAGAGGAACAGCTGCAGCAAACTGGACTTATACTCTTCCACCTGGAACAGATGAAGGAATATTCAATGTCGCAGCAAATCAGCAATCTGCTCAACATGTCACTTTCAATGTTCCACCTATCGCACATAAGGAAGGTATATTCCGTGTAAATTTAACTGATGCTTATGTCGGTAGAGGTGCAGCTAATAGACAATGTAATATAGCAGTAGGATTAAGTAGAAGTGCTGTCACAAATCAAAGAGTAGGTGCTCAGAATGTTATTAATCCTCCTTATTATGATCCTCGTAATGGTGATGAGAGTATATTAGTTTTAAAGGGATTTTTAGATTTCGGTATAGTAGTGAATAAAATAAATAGGAGGGGTGGTCTATATGTTGCTGGTGAAATTAATGTAGTTCAATGTGTTTGTGATTCATCATCACCAGTTCATCCAAATTCAGCACCTACTGACCCTAAATGGACTACGATTGATTATACAAATAATCCTAACAGTGATTTCGCAGCGAAAGTTAATCTATGGAATGATACTATGGCAGATGCATCTCCGGTTCATTCAGTAGAGTTTCGTGTATCAGGTGAAGCAATGGGAATATATCTATTGTCGGCAGGTGCAGCTGGGGATGGTTCAAACGGAACTTACTATTGTCTAATAGATTATGATGCTAATGCTAATGCTGAAGATAACCTAAAACCTATATCACAAGATTGCTGGGCATTGTATCCTCACTTAATGATTGAAAACAGAAACACCGACCTTGCTGATGCTTCTAAATCATTAGGTATTACTCACTACACTTCTCTTTATGATCAGTTTATATCCACTGGTTATGCTGGAGAGAATGCGTGGGCGGACTATAATCCTGCCGATGAACATATAGGATTAAATCTGATTGATGGAAACTTTGCAGGAGGCTGGTTATCACCTCCATTAGAAGGAGGATGGTTTTCGTGGGAAGCAGAAATGGTCGCAACAGGGAACGCTCGTGCTATCACAGATATTATGAATAGAGCATTCATAGATAGAGGTTCTGCTATCTATACAGCAGCAGCACCCAATCCAGTTGCCTATGATAACTTAACAGCGTTAGGAGGGGATGCTTCCAAAACTGTATGGAGATATAGCAAACCTGTATTAATCTTAGAACAAAGTAGTAGATATGAACCAAGTCAGGGAGCTCAATTCAAACGATTACTCGGTTTTGAAAATACACCTGTGGTTGATTTCTTCTCATTCGGGGCAGGAGCAGATGATATAAATTATATAGTCAGTTCTACGACAGAACCACGATTAATCAGTAGTAGATCTCTCTTTGTTAGAATTCACAACTTTACACAAGAAAGTATGAATGCCTTTCAGGGGAATGTATCTAAGATTATTGCTCACCTTCCACGATTTGATGGAACAAATGTATCAGGACCTCTGTATCTTGAACCTCGTAATATGGTTTATTTAGATCTCAACAATACAGAAGAATTAAATATTAATAGTTTTGATTTGTCACTGTGTTATAGTGATGAAACTTATGCGACCTCACTTACAGGAACCACTATCCTATGTCTCCATGTAAGACAAAAGGGTGATACAACTAACTAAGCGATTTATTGATTTTTTAGTAATTTTATCATTTTTTTAGTAAATGAATTTTTAATATTATCTATACTATAATGGATAAACTACCTGATACACTGAAATATGATATTATTGAAGAGAAACAACCTGAACCTGCAGCTGAGCCTGTTGTTGAAACTATCACTGAACAAGGTGATAAGATATTAAAAGAAGATATCTTAGATGATATACCACTTGAAAAAGATGTTGAAGATGAGTTGCCCCTCTTTGTTCCCAAACCTGAACCGAAACTTGAAGATATATTTGCTGAACAAAAACCTAAGAAGAAATTAACTAAGTCAGGCAGACCAAGAAAACCTATGTCTGAAGAACATAAACAAAAGTTAGCACTCGCAAGGGAAAAGGCAAATGCTAAGAGAAAGTATCTTGCTGAACAACGCAAGAAAGCAAAGGCGATGGAGAAGGAAACCAAAGAACTACTCAAAAAGAAAAAAGAAAAAGAATATCATAAACTAAAACAAGAAGTAGAAGAACCTGTGGATACTGAGACAGGTGAAAGTAATCCTAATTTTGTATATGAAAAGAAAGAACCTGAACCTGTAAAGAAAGCATCACAACAATATATAGGATTAACAAAAGAAGACTTAGACAAAAGTCACCTTGATGCTATATTAAAAGTAGAGGCGATGCGTAAGCAACGCAAAGCAGAGAAAAAGAAACAACAACAGATAGACGCATATAATCAAGAGACTATCAATACATTAAAAAAGATGACATGGCAGGACACGGCAGGTCTGTACTCTAATTGTTTTTAGGACCAAAACCAAGATGTTTCGGTGGGTTTTTCTACCTCTACAATACCTACTTGTGATTTGATAATATTAACCTCTTTTTTCACCTGTGCTACTTCTGTTTTAAGATATCTTACAAGTGATAGTATTTCTTGTAGTGTATCGGCATTTTTTTGAATGGGCGACTTCTTCGGCATATTATAATGTAACATACAAAAAAAAGATATCTTTTAATTTAATTTAACCTAATAATTTAGGAGCAATAGAACCTTCAATTACTCCTGCTGAACCTATATCCTTGAATGGTTTATCCTTTTTCATCTTAGCTATATCCTGCTGAACAGAAGATAGTTCTGATTGTTCTTCACCTTTAATTTTCTCTTGTTCTTCTTGTGATTCTTCAATAACTCCTACTGCTTCAGATACGGCACTCGCTACTCCTAATCCAGCACCTAATACTCCTAATCCTATGACAACTGGGGCAGCTGCAGCCCCGAGCACCCCAGCACCTATTAATGCTCCTGCTCCTAATGAACCTAACTCAGCAATACCACTACCGACTTGTAATACATTTGAAACTTGTTCGCCAGTGTTTTCACCGACAACTTCACCTGCAGCGATATCTTCTATTAATGCTTCTGCTCCAAAACCGATATTCATAACTGCTCCTGAATGTCTTATTAATGATGTAGTGCCTATCTTACCTGCTTTTAAAATATCACCAGATGTATTTAATACTTTACCTGTGATAGATTTACCTGCTTTACCTACCCTTGCTCCTTCACCACCTAATTTAGATACATTACGACTGACAATTCCTGGTTCTGCCTCTATAACTGATAACCCATTAAGAGTAGCAGTCGGCACTCTTCTCGGTCGTATTTCTCTTTGTATCGCTCTCTGAGTAGCAGTCGGCAATCTTCTTTGTTGTATTGTTTCAGGGATGGGTGTGTCGGGTGGTTCAGGGATAGTTGAATAGATACTCTGTGCTTTTGTAAGCGGAGCACCAGTAGTCTTTTTTGTAGTATATCTCCTGCGTCTTGCTTTAATCTCATCTTTACTGCCTAATAATCCACCGAAGGTTGCAGCTTCTAATATCTTATCAGACTTATATAATCCAGTTGCTACATCATAAGCGACCCCCTTAGATGAGAATGCAGCACGCTGAGTTGCTCCTATTCCTGCTTCAAGGTCTTCACTTTCTTTTTCACCGAGTTGTCCTTCCTTTTCATTTTGTATTCTAATGAGTTCAGCTGCCTGATCTCTGTAATACTGATCTAAGGATTGATTGTATGCTTCAATCTCCATTCGTCTGCGATGGCGAGATATTCTCCTTGATACATCTACGCTATGAATATCCATGTGTTTATATATTCATTAATATATTCTTTCATACTAAGAATTAAATATATTATTCGTCCATATTTAAACGCTCATCACCCTCCCATATAACCTTCTCAAAGTTATGTAATACACGAGCAGGGTTCTTCTGCAAATCAAGATATAATATCTGATAAGGTTCTCTATGAACTTGTTTATATAGTTTCAAGAAATTATCTTGTCCGCCTACACTATCACCATACTCTTCTGCAATTTTAATAAGTTCCTTCATATTCTGTTGCCTACATATAAATACAGAATTCGCATTATTTCTGATCAATCCACTCACAGCACGAAATGACTGAGTAGCAATACAATAAAAATCTATGTAATGCCTGAATCGTGTAGCAAAATAAGATACATTATTACTCTTACTAAAATCTTGTGTTAATACATCATCTAATACAAGAGCATAGGAAGGTCTATCATCTCGTGGATAAGCAGATTGTTCAGATTTAATAGCATCAATCATCCAGTCTTCATAATGGTCTTCACAATCAAAATATTGTGATAACATCATTCCCTTAGTATCTGTGTTTAATGTAGTAGATATGATTTTGACTGTATCAAACATTCCCTTATAAAAGTCTTCATTACAAAAGAAGTTTGCAAGTAGATTTGATTTTCCGCTACGAACCGACCCTATTAATAAAGCAAGACAGGGCATAGCAGGGAGATTTTCATGTATATCACCGAACCTTGTATCTTCTTCAAGGTCTTTAACTTTCAATATCTTCGGCACCTTCATTTTATCCTTCTTCTTCATTTTAGCATCTTTTTTATCCATAGTATATATACTATAAGAAAATATTTTAATATTAAAAGATATCATTTTTTAATGTTTGTAGATATATAAATATGCCTAAACCTCACGCAAAATCTACTCTTAAAGAGATGAAAGATTACATCCGTGCGAAGAAGTTAAATAAACCTGAGGTTAAGTTAGGAATGAAGAAGGCAGAGATGGTGGCTGCATTGAAAAAGATGGGACACTGGGACCCTAAACACGATGGAGCATCAGCACCGAAGTCTGCTCCTAAACCTACAAAGAAAGTTGTAGGAACACAAAAGAAACTCGGCACAAAAGTAAAGAAACAAGCACCGAAGAAGAAACCAGCACCGAAGAAGAAACCAGCACCGAAGAAACAAGCAGGGGCAAATACAGTTGCAGGTCAATTGTTAGATTTACCTACTGATATATCAGAAATGATAGGAAAGGAAGCAGATAAACTTCTTAGATGGGACCCTTTCAAAAGCAAAAATGCTCCTTATAATAAATGGACGCCTTGTCTTGTATTTGATTTTAATGGGAAAAATCCAAAACCTTATGAGTGTTATTATGTTAAAAAACAAGAATACGAACGGCAGAAGAGCGTAGGTGGGGGGATGTGGTCAGATCCTGCGGTATGGATAAAGAGTATATCAGGAAAAGATAAGGGAGACATAATCGCTGTCGGAGATATGAGTGGGAGCCTTCGTTATAGTGATGTAAAACCTACTCATTTAAGGTTTGCACGAGAACCTGTCACCGCCCCTTCTCTTATCATGCAATTCAATGAAAAGCATCGGTTAATAAAAAATCAACCAAAAAAGATACAGGATTATTATAGGAAACCTGAATATAAAGATGAAATGGAGGATGGGGATTTCGTTTATGATATAGTCCAAAAAATTAAGATCAAGAATGGTGGAAGATTTATTAAACTAAAAAGCATCCCTGAGATTATCAGCACGAATGTTAGATTATTTAGGTAAAATATAAAGATATCTTTTTTTTTGTTGTATAGTGTATAAAATGCCACAAGGAAAAGGAACTTATGGAAGTAAGCGTGGTCGTCCCCCAGCAAGCAAAAAAATGACATCTTCAAAAACAGGCAAAGGTTCAAAAGAAATGAAGGAAAAAATGGCTAAACTTCGGGCGATGAAAAAAAATAAAAACATATATATAAATGCCTACTAACAGTAAGGGAAGACCAGTCTTGAATAAACCATTTAAATCAAAACAACCAGGAAAGAAGTATTCTGTCTATGTAAAAACAAATACAAAGAAAGGATATAAAATAGTGCATTTCGGTGCAAAAGGAATGGCAGATTGGAGAAGCGGGACGGCGAGCAAGGAGCAGAGGAAATCATTTAGGGCACGAATGAAAGGCATTAAGCGTAAAGATGGTTCATATGCTTATAAAGATAAGACCTCACCTGCGTATTGGTCACTAAATTATCTATGGTGATATCTATGAAGTTCTAATAATAATATATGTCTTTTTCTATCTATCTTACCTATGTAATTATTACATTTATTACAACAAGTAAATCTCTGATATCCTGATATATGGTCGTGGTCACATACTCTTACATTCTTCTTTGTGAATTCTTTATTACATAACTCACATTGAGTAGTATTAATAAACTTATCATAAAATATATCAAAGTCATAGAATTTAATACCATTCTTTCTTGTCCATTCACTTTTGCGATGACTTTTACATCCTTTATATGTTGCTCTATATTTTTTAGTCCCCAGTGACCCACTATATTTTCTTCGTTCGTCCATTCTACTATAATGGATGACATAATGTTTAAGTTCCTGTTAATTTTTTCAATACTTCTTTTGCTACATCTTTTCTTAATACTCTTCGTTTATCTATCTTAAAAACGACAGAACTTCTTTCACTTACTTTTGCGTATGTCCCATCAGGGTCAGTGATAGCAGTAGTGATTGCAGCTATGGTTAATGGTTTTGTAATGGTGAATTGAACTGAACTTTCACTTCCAGTAAAGAAGTCACCATAAGGGTTCATCTTATCAATCAAACCTACAATCGCCATATTTGTGTTCCCACTTGCTCCCCCGATATATCCATTAGTAGGAATTAAATCACTTCTTATTGCGAAGTATCCTTTGAATGATTTGATAGGATATTCTTTTGCTATAATCTTAATACTTTCCGTTAAATTTTCTATCTGTGGAAGTTGTCTAAAAAATACTCCTATGTGACCTGAACCTTGATCTTCTAATCGTAATAAA